CAGGAACTAATACTGGCGCAGTAATTGTTGACGGCGGCATGGGCGTAGCAGGAAATTTATATGCTGGCTCGATGTATAGCGACAATAGTCCTGTTTTAACATTAGGCAACTTTGCCGGTGTGTTTACAATTACAGCAGGTACAGATACCGCAGTTAATACAAGTTCGGGATTTGTTACAGTATGGAATACTAGTACATTAGATTCTGTTGTTCACAGAGGAAACGTAACAACTGGCACAATTATTATTAACAACACTACTACCAGCGCAGATCCAAGCCACGGTGCGTTAACAGTAGCCGGCGGTGTTGGTATTTTAGGTAATATTAATGTATTAGGCACAGGAACTTTATACGGTAACTTAACTCTAAACAATACAATTAGTAGTCTCAATGGAAGTTTATATATCAATACCGCAACAAGTGGAAGCATATATCTAAACAATATTGATATTTTAAAGTATTCTTCATATGATTTCTATGTTGCTCCAAATGGAAGTGATACTAATGATGGTCGCAGATCACAAACAGCATTTGCTACTTTAGGACATGCATTAAGCGTTGCGTCAACAGGAAACATAATTTATGTTGATGCCGGTACATATTCTGAAACATTCCCATTAACAATTCCTCAAGGTGTAACAGTTAAAGGTGCCGGTATACGTGCTACTGTTATTACACCGACTCCTGCCACACAAGGTAACGATGCTTTCTATCTAAACGGTGAAACTACTCTAACTGATTTAGTAATCAGTGGATTCTTTAAACCAGGATGGGCATTTAAGTTTGCTTCGGGCGCAAAAATTACAAACAAATCTCCTTACATTGAACGTGTAAGTGTTATTACAAAAGGATCTGTAATAACATCTGGAGACCCTTATGGTTATCTTGCCGGTGATGCTGGTAATGGCGCATATCTAGATGCTAGCGTTTTAAATGCTTCAAGTTTAGAACCTGCTATGTTATGGAACGAAGTAACATTCATTGTTCCTAACGCAACTGGTATGTACATGACTAACGGTGTACGTGCTGAGTTGTTAAATGGATTCTTCTATTTTGCCAATAAAGCAATTGACGCAGAATCAAATACAGCAGGTTTCGGTGGAGCAGGTAAAACAAGACTTAAATTTGCCAATACTACTGGTATATTCACAATGGGCGATGAACTTATATTCAAAGATCCATTGGGCAAATACATCAGTAGTGGTACTATTGAAATGGTATCCGGAGAGTATGTATACCTATCTGGTCCAGTTTGGGGATTCTATACCCCAACTAACAGAACACCTGAAAGCGTAACAGTATACGGCAATGCCAACATTTCTACCTTTACACATAAATTTGGTTCATCAAGTTTCTCAACAGGTAATCCAGGCGACTATGCTGAAATATTAAATGACAGTACTTTACAATTTAACACTGGCTCATTTACTATTGAAGCATGGGTGTATCCAATCGGTCCTGGAACCGGAAATACACAAACTGTTTTAGTAAAAGGTACAACAAGTTCAAGTATTATTAAAGTCTTTATTGACCCTACAAATAAATTAAACGCACAATTTAATAATACAATAATTACAAGCACTTCTCCTCTTACTTCAAATACATGGACAGGATTTGCTTTTGTAAGAAACGGAACAAGCAGTACAGTAGATTTATATGTTAACGGTTCTTTATCAGCAAGCGCAAGCGGAATCACTGGTAGTGCTGATAACACTAACCCATTAGATATCAGTAGTGACCATACATATTACACCTATGGTTATATTGACGAATTGCGTATTAGTAATGTTGCTCGTTATACAACTTCTTCATATGCTGTAACTACTTCTGGATTAACATCTGATGCTGATACAGTATTAATGTTACACTTTGAAGGTGCTAATAATAGCACAACTGTTTCAGATGACAACATAACTGTACAAAACATTTATTCTGTTGGTTCAAGTCCTGCGTCGGCTCAACAAATTGTTCTTGCTGATTATCATCAGTTTGGTGCTGAACTACGTTGTATTGGATCTGCCGCAGTATTTGGTAACCAAGGTGTTATTGCCAACGGTACTGGTACAGATTTAAAATTAATTGCTTTCAATATGAGTTATATTGGAGCAGGTGGTGATTTATCAGATGACGATACGTTAACTGTACAAACTAACGAAGTTATTGAAACAAACGGCGGTATTGTTTACTATCAAACTATTGACCAAGACGGTAATTTTAGAGTTGGTGACCATTTCTTAGTTAATCAACGTACAGGTAACGTAACATTTAATCAAGGTGCGGTTAATCTAAACAACATCAGTAGTTTGTTAATCAGCAACGGCACATTGAGTACTGATATTACTCCAGGAAATATTGCTGTTGGTAATCTAAACTTAGGTGGAAATACTTTAGGAAGTTTAACTGGCAATATTGTTATTTCTCCAGCAAGTACATTAACAACAATTAACAGTAATTTACAACTTAACGGTTCTGCTAACATTAGTCAAGCATCTTATATTAATGGTAGTTTGATTTTAACTGCGGCTAATATTGGCAATTACGGTGTATCAAGTATTAACGCTGGTACAGGTATTTCTGTAAACACATCAACTGGCATTGTTACTATAACAAATACAGGTGTTACAAATCTACAAGGTAGCACATATATTGGTGTAAGCACATCAACTGGTAGCGTAACATTAGTTAATCTTGGTGTTCAAACATTAACAGCAGGTACAGATACTGCCGTAAGTAGTTCTACAGGAACTATTACTGTATGGAATACAAGTACTTTAGAGACAATTACACAGCGCGGCGCTACAACTGATCAAGCAATTACTATTACAAATATTATTGTAAGTTCTAGTCCTGTAACTGGTGCGTTGGTTGTTACTGGTGGTGTGGGTATTGGTGGCAATTTAAATGTTGCTGAACCTTCATACGTTTCAAATAATTTAATTGTTACAACAGGCACAATTTCTTTATATGCGGTTACAACATTAATTGCTGGAACAGATACTGCTGTTAACACATCAACTGGTCCTGTTGTTATTTGGAATACAAGTACACTACAAACCATCACTAATAGAGGCAACAGTACAACTAATCAATTGTTAGTTCTTAATACATCTGCTGCAATTAGCACAACAACTGGTGCTTTACAAGTTACTGGCGGGTTAGGTGTTCAGGGTAGCATCTATGGTGGAAATATCTACAGTAACAACAGCCTTGTTATTACACAAGCATCATTAGGAAGCCAAGGCGTTACTGCTTTATACGCAGGTACAGATACTGCCGTTAGCGCACATACAGGTACTGTAACAGTATGGAACACAAGTACATTAGAAACTGTAACAGAAAGAGGTTCAGTAACTAGCCAAGTAATTACAATTACAAATAATACCGATGCGTTAGCAACAAATACAGGAGCATTAACTGTAGCAGGCGGTGTTGGTATTGGCCAAGATCTTTATGTTGGAGGCGGAAACACAATATTAGGTCAAGTTGGAATTGGCGCTAAAACTAAGACCCTTGCTGGACAATCTGCTAATGTAACAATTCAAGGAACAAGTTCATCATATCAATTGATGATGTTTGATTTAAGTTCGTCAGACGCATTAGCACTGGGTTCTAGCCCATTTACAGGTGGCGGTGTAATTGGTACATTTGGTGTTAATAATGGACCATTAAGTTTCTTCGCAAGTAATCCAAATCAAATTGCTTTAAACATTACTGGTATTACACAACAAGTTCAGGTATTAACCTCAACTACCAGTTTAGATACCTATAGTGGTGCGTTTACTGTAGCAGGTGGTGTTGGTATTGGCGATAATTTACATGTTGCTAATACTTCTTACATTACTGGCGCACAAATTGTTACAACTGCTACAATTTCACAATTTGCTGTTTCTTTCTTAAATGCCGGAGCAGACATTAGCGTAACAACAAATACTGGATTTGTTACTATTAATGATGTAAGCACATTAGGTTCTGTAACCAGCAGAGGAAATAGTACTACTTACGCAATTAAGATCTTAAACACAACTAATTCTACAAGCACAACAACTGGGGCATTAACTGTTAACGGCGGTGTTGGAATTGGTGAAGATGTATGGATTGGCGGCAGTTTATATGTTGGCGGAAGTGCTGTTGTTACCCAAGGTACACTGGCAAATCAAGGTGTTGTTAATATTCAAGCAGGTACAGATACTGCTGTAAGTACAGCCACTGGAGTTGTTGTAATTTGGAATACAAGCACATTCCAATCAATTACTAATCGTGGAAACAGTACAACAAATCAAATACTACTTCTAAATACCAGCAGTTCTACAAGTACAACTACTGGAGCATTGATTGTAACTGGCGGCGTAGGTATTGGACAAAATTTATATGTACAAGGCACAGTAAGCGCAGGTGGCGGATTCTTAGGATTGAACCCAGCAAGTATATTTGAAAATACTTCTAGTGTAACTGTTTTAGATACAGGAAGTGTACGTCAAGTTACTGTAACTGTTGCTAATAATACAAATACAGTATTCACCGCAACTGGTGTAAACTTCTATTATCCAGTTAATATTCTTGATACAAGTACAAGTTCATTAAATGTATCCGGTAGTGTTAATATTGGTGGCAACTTAAACGTATCAAATACTGGTTATATCGGCGGTGCTCAAATTGTTACAACTGCTAGTATTGGAAAATATAGTGTTAACACAATCGTTGCTGGTACAGATACTGCGGCCTACTTAACAGGTACAACTGTTTATATTTGGAATACAAGCACTCTACAAAGTATCACTAATAGAGGTTCTACAACTTCTAATATAGTATATCTAACAAACACAGCATCTGGTGGTGTAGCAAATAGTGGCGGCTTACAAGTTACTGGTGGCGCAAGTTTTGGACAAAACATTTACGTAGGTGGTAACATTTACGGCAATGGTAATGCTACGATTGTTGGTAATCTAACAGTATTAGGAACACAAACAACTATCTACTCAACCAGTTCAATGAGTATTAGTGATCCTGTTATTAATATTGGAAGTCCAGAATTCTTAGGTCCTCTAGCAACAGATGACGGATTAGATAAAGGTATTTTAATTCATTATAATACTTTAACTAATATAAATGGTGATACACATGCATTCTTTGGTATGCAAAGAAGCAGTGAAAAATTCATTTACATCACAAGAACGCAACAACAAGGTACTATCGGTTCTAGCAATCCATTTACAAATATCACATACGGGACTGCTGAATTTGGACAGTTAAATCTTGTAACCGGAATGGACGCTACAAGTACAACAACAGGTGATTTAACTGTTCAAGGTGGTGCTGGTATTGGTCAGGATGTATGGATTGGCGGCTCATTAAATGTTGCTCAAAATGAAACTGTACAGGGTACATTAAGAGTTAATGGTTCGTCAACATTATATGGCAATGTTCATATTGCTAACGCTACAAGTTCTACTACTGCTACATCTGGCGCATTGGTAATTGACGGTGGATTAGGAGTTGGCGGCGATTTATATGTTGGCGGCGTTGCGATATTTGTCGGTGGTGCTCAAGTTCTTACAACTGCTTCTTTATCAGGAAACGGTGTTGTTAATATTATTGGCGGTACAGATACTGCTGTAACCACTGCTAGCGGTGTTGTGACAATTTGGAATACAAGTACATTAGATACTGTAGCACATCGTGGAAACTTTACTACTGCTACAATCGCATTATTGAACACTTCTACAAGTTCGTTAGTTATAGCAGGTGGTGTATCAATTGGTGGAATTTTAACTGTTGCTCAAACTGCTACACTAGCAGGACTATCTGTAACAAGCGAAGTCGATTTTGGTGCTTTAACAGTTAATGGATCGTTAACAGTTACAACAACAACCAACTCAACTGGTACAAGTAGCGGTGCTATTACTGTAGCAGGCGGATTAGGAATTGGACAAGATACATGGATTGGTGGATTATTAGATGTTGCTAATAATGCTGTAATTCAATCAACTTCAACAACTGCTTTATCTGTAACAGGCGGAGCAAGTATTGGCGGACAATTAACTGTAGGCGGAAATGAATCTGTTACAGGAAACCTAAGTGTAGGCCAAACTGCTACAATTGGTAACGCTATTTTAGTTGGTCCGGTAACTACTAGAACTATAAATGCTTCACAAGTCGTTGCTAACGGTTATTTCTCTGCTCCAGGAGACGCACAATCTGGCATTTATATGCTAAGAATGAGTACTCCAAGCGGAACAGCGATTCCGTTAACATTAGATGGAACATCAGTTAACGGATTGAACGAAATTATTATGCCGAATTATTCTACTTACAATTTCAAAATATCTGTAAGTGCTCGTTCTACTTCGACTGTAACTATGATCGACGGTGGTTGGGCATTTAGCGGAGTAATTAGTAGAGGTAATGGACCAGGAACTACTGTTATTAGAGTAGTAAACAAAGAAAAAATATACGCAACATCAAGCACATGGGATTGTAATGTTGTAGCAGATACCGTTTACGGTGCTTTACAAGTTATAGGAAAAGGTGACGGTGTTAATAATGTAAGATTTGTGGCTCGTGTTGAAACAGTCGAGGTTACAAACTAATGATTTTTAAACTAATAAATATGGAAGTAGAGTTCAAATAATATGCCATTAAATTTCGATGATCAAGGCCCGGGGTCAGTAACGCTAAAAGCACCCTCAACAGGAACGGTAACTTTAACATTACCGCAAAATGCCGGCTCTGCGAATTATGTTATGGCTACAGACGGTACAGGTGTATTATCGTTTGTTGCAGCAAATAGTGGATCAACTGGACCAGTAGGGGCAACAGGTGCTACTGGGGCAACAGGTGCTACAGGACCTACGGGATCAACAGGTGCTACTGGACCACAAGGTTCTACGGGTTCTACAGGACCAATTGGCGCTACCGGCGCAACTGGTGCTACTGGACCAACAGGGGCTACAGGTGTAGCAGGTCTTGGCGGATCTCCGGGCGCTACAGGTAGTACAGGATCAACAGGACCAATTGGCGCTACAGGTAGTACAGGTGCCACTGGCTACCCTGGCTCTACAGGTGCCACTGGACCTATCGGTGCTACTGGACCACAAGGATCTGCTGGTTCAGGAGGCGGAACAGGTGCTACTGGAGCAACAGGTGCTACTGGCCCAGGATATTATAACGTAGTTTCAACAACGGCAGTGACCGTAGGATTAGGTCAAGTTGTTTGGGTAGTTAATCAAATTGGTGCTTATAATGTAGGATCTCGAGTTCGTGTAAGTTATCAAACAGTTCCAACGATCAACATGCAGGGTTTAATTACCGCAATTGATCCTATTGGACTAACAATTACTGTTAACGTAGTTGTAGCAAACGGTTCTGGAACATATAATAGTTGGATTTTTAGTATAGCAGGAGATATTGGTGCTACTGGTGCCACTGGTTATCCAGGCGCAACAGGTAGTACAGGACCAACTGGTGCTACTGGTGTAGGTACAGGTGGATCTACAGGTGCTACTGGAGCAACAGGTGCTACTGGACCACAGGGACCACAGGGATCAACCGGACCAACAGGCGCTACAGGTACTGCTGGTACTGCTGGTACACAAGGATATCCGGGCAGTACTGGAGCCACTGGACCAACAGGGGCAACTGGACCAAGCGGAGCGGCTGGTGTAGCCGGTTCCACAGGTGCTACTGGACCACAAGGTATTAACGGAAGCACAGGTGCTACTGGGCCTGCTGGTACAAATGGATCTACTGGTGCTACTGGACCAATTGGCGCAACTGGCGCAACTGGCGCACAGGGAGCAACTGGTGTCGGCGGAGCAACTGGTGCTGGGTTAACAGCAGGTTCTAATAATCAAGTTTTATATCGAGACGTTAATAACAACGTTACTGGTTCTAATAATTTAACATTTGACGGTGTTAATTTAAACATTGGATATAATAACGACACCGCTGGATTTAAATTTAATAACAAATTTGTTTGGAATCAACAAGATACAACTTACGCAGGAGCCCCTACAATCAGTTATACTGATATGGCGGCAAACTCAGGTAAGAAATTATACTTAGATGAAAACTTTTTTAGTGGTTCTAATGGTATAGCCGTATATGACAACAACTCGTCTGGTCAAACAACTATTGCTCGTGTTGCTTCATCATTAGCATCTCAAACACCTCCAACTACTAGCGGTTACGTATTACAAATAACACACGCAGGTAGCGGTCAATCTCCGGGATATGGTGGATTTTATTTTGGTTCAGCAACTCGCGCAAACGCTGTATTAGTAGCATCGTTTAAGGCATTACTACCAGTAGGTTATACAATTAATTTTAGTACCAATAGTATTGGTACTAATGGGCAACAATATTGGGCAACCAATAATGTAGGTACAGGTAAATGGGAAGAATACGTTTCTGTTGTGGTTTGCGGAAACGCAGGATCATTGAGTACAACACATTTTTATTATCTAACAGGTAGTCCTGTTCCAACATCTGGTAGTCCAGTAACATGGTACATGTGTGCCGCAACTGTTATTGACTTATCAGATCGTAGAACAGATCAATTGTTCTTAGATCGTGCTACAGGTGTTGCCAACATCAAAGGTTATGGACAAGGTGATATAGCAATTGAAAGTGCAAGTGCGGCTGGAAGTTTATTATTACAGGCATACGTAGCAGGTAATGTGTTCATTGCTGGCGCAGGCGGAAAGGTAAAAGTTGGTGCTCTAACTACTCCAGGATATACATTAGATATTGCCGGTAATGCACGTACTACCGCTAACTTAGGCGCCGCAACTGACATTAGTTCAGCAGGTCAAATTCGTGCTACAGGATGGTATACAGGCGCACAAGATACAGGACTTGCTTTTGAAATTGGTGTAAGCAGTTCAACTGCCTATGGTATTAGTTACAATCGAGGTTCAAGTACCTATGGTCCAATGGAATTTGACGCAACACAAATTGCGTTTAGGCCAAACGGTGGAACAACATCATTAGGTGGTTTATTTGATACCACTGGTAGATTAACTCTCGGATCTAACGTTAGCGATTCTTTGTATATTAACAGTACACAATCATCACCGCAGTTTATAATGCAAACTGCTGGTACTACTAACGGGTACTTAGAGTTTACAACTACTGATGCGTTTATGTGGAACAGCAAGACCAACACAGGTTATCGTTGGAGTTCTACTGGTTCTAATCCATATTATGGTATTGGATCAACATTCTATATTGACTGGAACGCAGGTAACTTAACTAATCTATCACAGTTAACCAACGGCCCTGGGTATGTTACTGGCGGTTCGGGTGGTTCATTTGGACCAAACTCTGTTGCGTTTTCATATGCCTTACCAAATACAGGTGGATCAAGTTCTTGGATCTTTATAGGAACATGGACTACACAACAGCAAGGTTATGCGTTACGCATGAAGATCACTTCAATGAGTGGTTACAACTCTGTGACATCTCAAGATGATTGGACTGATGTATACTTTAAAACTTCTAACGGAAGTTCATCACAAACTGGATCTAGCGGAGCATTTTATGGTGACGGATTTGCTGAGTACGTAGGTAACGGAACTGCTCCGAGCGCAATCTATGTAGTACAAATTAGTTCTACATCATATGCGTTTTATGGAAACTTTGGATCATTCACTGGCGGTGGAAGTTTCTACGAAGTTATTATTAGCACAGGTACATGGACCAACAGCGCAACATTAACCAGTGCTCCTTCGGGAAACTATATTAGTATTCCGTTCTATCAAGGATGGACCAGTAATAGTTTAACTAACCTAAGTCAGTTAACTAACGGACCTAACTACGTAACCAACCCTTACGCAAGTGACTTTACAACTACAGGGCGTATTTTATATAACGGCACCGGCAATGATCAGATTCGTTTGAATTCATCTGGTACATATTACGGTGCTCTTGGTAATCCAAGTTCTCAAGTGTGGGCGTTAGGATGGAATACTGGCGCAGGGTTTACAGGACAGGCACTAAGTTGGACGCCTACTCCGCAGGTTACAATTAACCCAAGTGGTAACCCAATTAACTTTACCTATAACTATAGGGCATTGGCAAACAGCACTAACGTTGAAATCTCAAACGATAATAGCACCTATAAGACCTTAATGATATTGGGTAATACCAGTGCCGGTTCAGCAAACCGCATTGTTTCTGTTTGGGACGTACTAAACATTGGTACAGGTGGTAACGGAAATACTACTTACAATTTGTATAACACAGGATCAACTTATACTGTAGGTAATACATATTCACGTAACGGTAACTTGGTTTGGGACCAAGGAAATTTAACCAACCTATCACAGTTAACTAACGGCCCTGGTTATATTACCAGTGGTGGCGCATCTACATATTTGTTATCACAAGATACACGTAGTACAAACTATAATCCGCAAGATCGTAACGCAGGTTTATGGGCAGACTTTAAATCCAATGGCACTGATTCTTTAAGTGACGGCGGTGGTTATCATGGCGTTCTAACATTTAGACCATATGGTAACTCAAGTGATATGTCTGGCGGGTATCCAACACAGATCGCAGTTACACAAAACGGTAATTTATGGTATAGATTAGGTACAGGAACAACTTCTTGGGGTTCATGGTATCAAAATTGGGGGTCAAACAACCTAAGCAATCTATCACAATTGACTAACGGACCTGGATATTTAGGTCAAAATGGTACTGCGTATTATCAGGCTTCTGTTGCTATCCAGTTAAACGGTTACTATGGTTTACAAGCACCAAGTTACAACTCGGCAGTATTTGAACCTAACCCTAACAGTTATGGTGCTTGGTACAGTTCTGGTTCAAGAAACGGTTGGGGCGGTATTGAATTTGGATCTGGATCAGGCGACGTTGCATTAATGATCGCAACCAACAGCAATACCACTGGTTACTATAATACAAGTTATGGTTGGCAATGGCAATGGTCGGGCGGTACGACCTATGTATGGAAAAATAACTACGGTGGTGGTACTCAGGCTACTGGTTGGGATAGTGTTAACTTAACTAACTTATCACAATTAACGAACGGTCCTGGCTATATTGCTTCGGGTGGTAACAGTTCGTTTGGTGTATTAAGTATGACTGGTATTACATATACCAACTATATTAATATTGCCACAAACATTTACAACACAGCATGGTTAACAGCAAACTGGAACGGTGCTGGTTACATGGGCTTTGGTACTAACGGCACTCACACAGTACGTTTTGACCAGGTTCCGAGTTATACTGGTACACAAAGTTTTGCTGGAGCAGGTGACGTTGTTTTACAATTAGGACCATACGCTGTATGGACAAGCGGTGGTGGTGCGTACGGTTTAACCAACCTATCACAGTTAAGCAACGGTCCTGGATACATCGGTGATATTCGTGGTTCAAATAACACATGGTCTAACCTCAACTATTTTGATGCGTCTGATACTAATGCTCAAGGTTATTCTGGTAACGGTAGCAATCCTGCTTTAATGACCTTCTCACACAGTAACTATTCTGCTTATAAATCATTCCATAAAGGTGGTTACTATGCGATCAACATGGGTCTTGATACTGACACAGTATTACGAATAGGTGGTTGGTCAGCATCTAGTAATAGATTCCAAATGGACATGGGCGGAAACTTGACAATGGCAGGACAGATCTACACCTATGGTGGATCTCCAGTATTAAGTCAACAAGGTAGCAGTTATTATCAGGTCAACACCTGGCTACAGTTCAACGGTTCGTATGGATTATATTGGCCAGGTCAAATTGGTAACCATTTGTATCCGAGTGTTCCATCATATGGTTCTTTCCAAATTAACGGTAGTGCTAACGGTTGGGAAGGTTGGTATTTTGGAGACATGGGTACAACCTATATGACTGCAAACTCAGTAACTGCTGGTTTATATAACCAGTGGGGTTACTATTGGTTGTATTATTCAAACAGTCAAAGTTTCTATGTTCCAGGTCAGGTACAAGGTGGTTGGTCTGATGCTAGATTGAAAGAAGACCTAAGACCAATTGGTGAAGAATCATTAGATATTCTATCACACATGACAGCATATCGATTCAAGTGGAACGAAAAAGTTGTAGAACTTAAGATTCCATATGAACCAGGCGATGAAGAAATTGGTCTTATTGCTCAAGACGTTCAAGCAATTTTACCAAATGCTGTTGCTGTTAACTTATCAGGAAACAATCCAGATTGGGATATTAACGATCCAAGACAACAAGACTATTTGACAATTAATTGGGCAAGAATTACACCTATTATTGTTCAAGCGGTTAATCAGTTAAATGACAAGATCGTAAATATGCAAGAACAAATCGACGAATTAAGGGATTTAGTTAATGGCAAACATTAATACTACAGGAACAGTAGTTTCTAATACAAGCACAATCACTGTATTAATTTCAGCAACTCAAGTAATTGTTGCTGAATTAAATGCGGCATTACAGACAGCGTATCAAACGACTGGGTCTTTTATTACTGGCCAATTAGTTTGCGATCATTATGACAAATATCATCATAAAGATATGCATCCTAATGATAGTATCACTACAATTTCTTTACAAAATGCCGATACTTCTACACTAGCGATTGTTGCGGAATTGACTACAGCAATACAATCATGCCATGATAACAACGTTGATGTTACAGGATACTTAACTTACGGACACCAAGATCCTAATAACAGACAAAATAATCGTCCAAGTATTGAATTGACTGGAATTACGGTAAATTTTATTGATAAAAATCATATGATTGTAGCCAACGCAACAACCAAATTACCTCATAATGTAGCAGAACATCCCGATCATATCAGGGAAGTTTCACAAGGTCGTCAACGTTATATTGACATGTATAATGCTGGAGCCTTTTCTTTACCCCGTGGTCATACGTTAGACTTAAATACTTTAACAAACAATTAACGGAGATTTAAATGCAAGTCATTCAAAAAGTTACCCTTACAGTAGATGTAAACGAATTAAATGTTCTTTTAGCAGGACTAGGCAAATTACCTTACGAGCAAGTTTTTCAGGTTTTTAACAAGGTAGCGCAACAAGCGCAAGATCAGTTAGGACCTCAACAACCAGCCGCAGGTTCAGGTGCCCTAGGAGCCGGCGAAGATCAATAAATAAAGGATCAGCGGAGATAATAAATGGCAACAACATATATATGGGACGTTCAACAAGTTGAATTAGTTAACAGCGGAAGTTTTCCAAAAGCAATTACCAGGGCTACTTGGCAATGTACTGCTACAGCAGATTCTGGTGTTACAAAACAACAAGTAGGGGTGATCGAATTTGATATTTCAAATCTTTCAACTTCAACTTACGTGCCTTTTGAACAAATGACTAAACAACAAATCATTGATCTAGTTACTGCCACCGTACATTTTGATGTTATTCAGAATGGGTTATCTTTCCCTGAATTCTATGTTGCTGATTTTAGCAATACTACTACAAACACCGCAACAATTATTAGTTCAAACATCCCTGGAGCCGTTACAACAAGCACTCCATCACCTTAATAGGATCAAATGAGATCAGAGTGGTGTTATTATCAGTCCCATTTTAGCCCAGAATGGTGCCGGGACATAATAGATAGAGCAAAACAATTACCCGTCGATATGCCTACTTTAGGAGTAGGGGACGGAAAACATTATAATGACGATATAAGACGAAGCCAAATTCGCTGGATACAGCGTAAACAAGAATGGCAAGACTTATTTGTAACTATAGATAAACTAGTTGCCCAAGCAAATATAGATTTTTTTCGTGTAGAATATAATTATTTGCCAATTATTCAATTTACAGAATACGACTATGCTTATCAAGGAACGTTTGCTCGCCATCAAGATTGTTTTTTAACGGTACATAGTGAGCATCAAAGGAAGTTAAGTTTTAGCATTCAACTAAGTGACCCGGATAGTTATGAAGGTGGTGATCTAGAATTTACTGATGTAGGTATAGTTCCCAAGGCTCAAAATATGAGACAACAAGGAACAGTAATAATTTTTCCTAGTATTATCTTTCATCAAGTTACCCCCGTAACTAAGGGTATGAGATATAGTCTAGTAGGATGGTATGAAGGAACTCCTTGGAGGTAAATAACATTATGACAATTACATATACTTGGGAATTTACAAAATTTAAAGCCCATCAAACTTTAAATGGGTTAAACAATGTTGTTTACAATATTGATTATATCTACACCGGTAGTGATGGTGAAGGTCATGCCGCACAGGTTGCGGGTAATGTTGGGCTAGGTGCTCCTGATCCTAGTACATTTGTTGAATTCGATCAACTTACAGAATCTCAAGTAATTTCAATGGTAGAAAACGCATTAACTTTTGCTTTACCAAATTTTCAACAAACTATTACAGATAGAATTGCTCAGCAAATTTCTCCAGTGACTGTAGAATTAGGAAAACCTTGGACGGTTTCAACTAGTACTGTCGGTTAAAATCTGAAGTATTAACTCAATTTTTGTTTTATTAATTCTGCTAGATAGGCTACGCTTTACACCTTGATGTAAAGGTTTTGGCCAATTTGAAATGTCACACCACGCATACCCTACGTGTTCTTCGTTTAGGGTAGGAATAAATTCTTTATCAACTAAAAGTACATAGGTATTAAAGTAAAAACTAGAATCCTCGCTAGTGTATAATTCTAAAGGAATTACTTTTTTAATAGGTGGTGTTTTACCAACTTCTTCTTGTATTTCTCTTTCAAGTGCTTGATATGCTGTAGCATCGTCTGGCTCTTGTTTTCCGCCAACAAGACCCCAAGTTCCTGCTGTACGTCCTTGATTGCGTAACAAGAATAAAAATCTTTTTGTGTCTTTACTTAAGAATAGTCCACCACTACAAATTATTTTTTTCATAACGATATTTGCCAGGCACCTGCGGCATATATACCTTCGTAACTTTTGCTCCAACTAGAGCCGTCCCACTTGTATTGTATGCCTGTATATAAATTAGTTATAAAAGTTACAGGTTGCGTAGTAGTAGAATCGAATATAATATTCCATTTGACTCCGTCCCATTGTATAATATCATTAGCATTTGCTAAAAATTGTGTACCATCTGAATTTTTCCATGCTTGAACATCAGGTGGGATATTTTCTAATATTAGATATCGTGTGTCGATATCTGGGTTTCCGGGATTAAATGTTGTTGGATTAATAACAGCATTAATTGTTCCCCTAATAAATGTATCTGTTAGGTCCGGCAACGGTGTGTTTAACAAGGTGTCTTGATCAAAATTAATCATCATCTCAACGTCGTTGCTAGGATTCAATGCCATTGTTCCAACAATTTGTGTTCCGTCCGGACGAGTAAGCATAATTTTACTTAGGCCTGCTTTAAATTGACCTGGATATAAATCTAATAATGTGTACCAATTAATGTCTGGGCCATTCTTAACAGGTAAATGAACGTAGTCATCTCCTACTAAATTTTCACCTTCATACATTAATTGTGCGGTAGTACCTAAAATAAGAACACTATAATTACCTGGAGTGATCGCTCTAACAGTAACAGGATTAATTAGTAACATATCTGGGTCTAATTCCATGCCAGAAGGTTGTTGAAAAATGTTAGTAATGATTTGTGTAATAATTCCTAATTGTTTAACCTTAGCCGGAGTAGTTAACCATATAGGAGTTAAGAATGAAAGAGACGCTATATCAATATCATTTTCTGCTCCTTGAGGAATATTTCTGTTAGACCATGTAACTCCTGTCAATTCTACATAACTGATACTAGTCCAGTCAACAAAATTAACACTGGTTTGTATTTCCATAGCAGGATTAAACAATACTAATATTTGTTCAAGTATCTGTAATTTTTGATCGGTATTGGTTGTCCATATATCTACAGAAAAAGTAATATTGAAAGGACTTGGCATCATACGCTCAATTGTAGCGTTAGTTCCTTGATAGTTGAGATATTCAGTTCCGTCATCGCTAACAGCACGTTCTCTAATATTAATCTTGCTTATATGTGTAGGATTTTGAATACGCTCTCTAGCATACTCAAAATTCTTAATGTAACAGGCAATAAAAGGTGCCGAGTTAACAAGGTTTTCGCTGTTTTGTTTCATAACAGCCGATACTTGACGACCAACATCGCCGTATCTTACTGGTACTTGTGTCAATTTTCCAGACGAATCTTTATAACTGAAGTTACTCATTAACCTCATAAATTGCGTTATATAACGTCTAACTTGCCCGTCGTAAAAATGTTCCATTTAAAATCCTTAATTAAAGTTAGTGCTGGTATTGTCTGCTTGGATTGATAATAATTGACCAATTTTACTTAATGCTTGACGCTCAGGAATAACTTTTCCACCAATTGTTGATGTATTATTGTTATTAATAAATCCAGTTTTTTCATTAATCCTATTGCTTGTAAGATTTTCTGGTTGAGTTTTATCAGGATTAGTTGATGTAGGATCATAGGCATTGGTCATAGTCATTCTAACATTTTGTTCATACATCACCCATGTACTACCGCTATATCTGTACAATACATTAGGAAAGAAATCTGTACGTAAAAAGAATTGTCCCACAATTGGATTTGTTGGGAAACTGATGCCAAATCCGTATGGAGCACCGTTCGGGGGTATGCCAGATTCAGTAAGATACCCAACAGGTAATTCGCTAGCCTGCGGACTTTGATATACACTTGACGCAGTAGATGCTGGATTTTCAACACTAGCATCAATATCAGTACGGCTAGTATCTTGAAGATCAACAGTTCCGTCCTGACGTTTAGGAATAACAAACATATTCGATGTATCAAATCCGCTTAATGGAGCATCTTCTTCTGCTTGGGCAACAATAGCACTATTAATTTCAATGTTTCTATTGTACGTACTGAGAATATCACGTAGAGTGCTGCCGTCGCCGTTGCCAGAATCTTGGTCAAATATTTGACTGTATTCTTGACTGTCGACTAACGGTTCGCATTTTGCTTGAAGTAAGTGCGGATACCAAGTAGGACTAAATCCATGAACTGGTCTTGTTACATCTGTAACCACGTAAAATCGTTTCAACGCCACATTAAAATCATTTAATGCATATTCGTCTTTTAAGTGAGGTAATTCAAATACATCACCTGCCATAACTTTTCTGCCAATAGCATTAACACAACTGCTCATGTGGAAATTTACAAGAATATTATCGCTTGATAAAAACAGTCCAAACTGCTTAAGATCAAAAGCAGGGTCTATCATTGTATAAATTCCACGGATACTGTAGATATTAGGCTCGTAATTTCTATCTCTATTCTCCATAAATATTACATCTTGGATGCCTAATTCACCTATAGGATTAGTATTTGTTGGTGTACCCGGAGTCGCTGTTCCTTCCGCGGGTGCTTGAGGACCTAGATATTTGTGGATGAAGATATCAGTGCCGCCCACTTGAAATTCTTCATTAATGGTGCGGTCTAGAAACTTAAAATCGTTGCCCTTTTCGGGACGGTAAAGAGATAGTCTTGGCATAGTAAACTATTTATGGCTAAATATTGGTATGAGTGATTTAGATAACGAGAAACAACAGGTCATCGAGTACATTAAAAACCTCCTAGGCGATGGGATGGTTGATGTTGAACTTGATCCAAAACACTATAATACTGCTATTGATAGAGCACTATTAAAGTACCGCCAACGTGCGACTAATTCTGTAGAAGAAAGTTTCGGCTTTTTAACCCTACAACAAGATACTAACGAATACACATTAGACCCTAATGTTATGCAAGTTCGTCAAGTATTTAGACGCAGTATTGGTTCTAGAACAGGCGGCGGTGATGGAGGTTCGTTATTTGAACCATTTAACTTGGCCTACACAAATACCTATTTGCTATCATCTAGCAACATGGGTGGTTTAGCAACATATTACATGTTCGCAAGTTACCAAAATTTAGTTGGTAAAATGTTTGGTAGTTTTATCAACTTTGACTGGAATTCGACTACTAAAAAATTAAGAATAAGTCAACGTCCGCAAGGTCAGGAAAGTGTTTTACTATGGATGTATAACTATAAACCGGACTATCTAATTTTCCAAGATACGTTTTCTGGTATATGGATCAAAGATTACGCCCTAGCAACTTGTAAAATTATGTTAGGCGAAGCACGTGAAAAATTTAATCAAATTGCTGGTCCGCAAGGTGGCACAACTTTAAATGGTGCCCAACTTAAAGCAGAAGGCAAAGCCGAATTAGACGCCCTTGAATTAGATCTAATTAACTATAAAGACGGCGGAACTCCTTTAAGTTTTGTAATTGGTTAACCTAATCATTGACATTGTAACATTTCCTTAATATAATTAAAGTATCGACTGGGAGATACTATGATTATAGGTGTGTGCGGTTTTATTGGATCAGGCAAAGATACCATTGCCGATTATCTAACAAATTTCCACGAATTTAGAAGAGAAAGTTTTGCCAACAGCCTTAAAGATGCTGTGGCACAAGTGTTTGGCTGGGACCGTACAATGTTAGAAGGGCGAACTAAATCAGCCCGTGAATGGCGCGAACAAGTAGATCCGTGGTGGGCAGAACGTTTAGGTATGCCTCATCTAACACCACGATGGGTATTACAATACTGGGGTACTGAAGTTTGTCGCAAAGGCTTCCATGACGATATTTGGATTGCCGCATTAGAGAATAAACTACGCAACTCGAAAGATGACATAGTTATTAGTGACTGCCGTTTTCCTAATGAAATTAAATCAATTAAAGCCGCTGGCGGTATTGTGATCCGTGTTGTTCGTGGTCCAGAACCCGACTGGTATGATGCCGCAGTTAGCGCAAACAGGGGCCCCGATGGTAATGTGACCTGGGCAACTAGTAAACATAGGTTAGATAAAACAGGAATTCATGCTAGCGAAACTGCTTGGGTTGGAACTAAATTTGATGCGGTCTTAGACAATAATGGTAGTATTGATGATTTATTTGCGCAGGTTAAAAGTCTGGTGTCAGATCCCCTTGAGTCCAACGAACGCCCTCTTTATGTAGGACTCGCTGACAGTTTGAACATACAGTCTTAAGATTTGAATATCTAACATTGGCGGGATTTCCGTCGATATAAAAAACATCAAATTGTTCAGGGTGTTTGCTTGTAAATCCACACTTATCGCATTTATCTTTTTTCTTATATCCGTGTAGTTTCCATCTTGGAACACCGGGATCTAATCCCCTAGCACAGTGATCACATACAGACCTATAATAGGTCTTGCCTTCTTTTTTGTAATTTACCGCTACCGGACGTTGATTACACTTTTTACATAGGTTTCTCATACCGTGCCCTTTTTGTGCCCTTTTCAATAGTATTTAATCCGGTTGTTTTTCCCACATCGCCATAAATATAACAAAGAAAAACCATTTATGGGAGATTAAGAAATGGCCACATTAAATTCACCAGGCGTAAGCGTATCAGTAATAGATGAAAGTTTCTATACGCCAGCGGCTCCAGGTACAGTTCCTTTAATTATTGTTGCGTCAGCACAAGATAAGATGAACGCAAGCGGAACTGGAATTGCAGCAGGTACACAAAAAGCAAACGCAGGTACAGTATACCTAATTACTAGCCAAAGAGATCTTACAGATACTTTTGGTACTCCATTGTTTTACACAGATGCTAGCGGTAACCCAGTTAACGGTGGCGAACTTAACGAATACGGTCTACAAGCCGCATATAGTTTATTAGGTGTCAGTTCAGCGGCTTATGTTGCTCGTGCTGATTTAGATCTAAGCGAACTAGTTCCACAATCTAGCGCACCAGTTGGCTTGCCAGCAGACGGCACATATTGGTTAGACACTACTTCAAATACTTCATGGGGTATTTTTGAGTGGAATGAAACTACACAAGCATTTGTCAATAAAGTTCCTACTATCATTGATAATAGTAACATGGACATGTATCTAAGCGAAGACGGGATGACTCCTGCTTCTAACTTCTTAACTCCTGGTTCATACGTTGTTGTTGCTACAAGCACAAATGAAATCCAAACATGGTATAAAAACAGTTCTTCAAACTGGGTACAAATTGGTACTAACACAGAAACAGGTTTCACAGCAGGAAGCACATTTAGTTCTACAGTATGGCAAACAAGTTGGCCAGTTGTTACAAGTTCTATTGCAATTCCAGCAAGCCTAAGTTCACCCCCCGGCCCTGCAATTATTATTAACGGTCAGACTGTTACTTTACCTGGTCCAACTCTAACTCCAAGTACTCTTGCTACAAGTATTAATGCAATAATGCGTAATCAAGGTGTTAATGCTACAATTGGTACAGGCGGAGTCCTACAATTATTTGCTGATGCTACAGCATCAAGCAACGGCGCAAGCGGAGCAAGTGCTCAAGCAACTATGGAAGTTGCTACTATTGCTATTGCTAATAGCGGTACACACTATGCTGTTGGTAATATTTTAAATGTAATGGGTGGAGCAGGTACAAGTGCTACAATTCAAGTTACTGCTATTACTACATCTGGAGCAATTACTAGTGCTACTATTGTTAACTCAGGTGAATACACAGGTTCTATTCCTAATGCTGGCGGTGCTATTACAACTGCTAATACAACTGGTCCTACCGGTGCTACATTCAACTTAACATTCACCGTTGAAGCAATTAATATTGTTTCTGGTGGTGTTGACTATGATGTTCCTCCAACCGTTGGTATTGGCGGTAATGCTACAATTGGTACTGTTACTGTTTCAGGTGGCGCAGTTACAAATATTGCGGTAAGCAATCCTGGTAGCGGATATACAAGTATTCCTTCAGTAAGCATTCAAAATCCAAACGTACAAGACGGTAAGATTAAGATTCAAGCGGCCAATACAGGAACATCAACAACATTCTTGGCAGCGATTGGTTTAACTGCTGGTACATATAATCCAGTGACATTATTCCAAGGTCCGCATACTGCTTATCCAGATTTTAGTTCTACACCAAGTGGATCTGTTTATATCAAAACAACAAATCCAAATCAAGGTGCGTTCTGGGCAACAAAAATTTACAGCGCAAGCACAAATGCGTGGAATTTAGTCAAGGCTCCAATCTATGCTAAACCTGAACTAGCAATCGCTGGTTTAGATCCTGCTAAAGATGGTGCTAATATTGCAGTTGGTACACTATATGTTAAGGACAACTATGATGACGGTATTGGTCTAGCAAGCGAACCATCGCTAGCAGAATTCCAAATCTTCCGTAGAACATCTACTGGTCCTACAACTATTGTTTCACCAACTAAGATTCAAACTGTAACATTTACAAACACATCAACTTTTGATATTAAAGAAAGTTATCAAGGTGCGTTTATTAATACTGCTACAATTACAATTCAACCAGGTGATACATTATCGACAGTGGTTGGATATATCAATGCCGCAGGTTTACAATATACTTCTGCTACATATGATAACACACAATTTACTGTTACAATTACTCATAGCCTAGGTGGTGAGATTCGTTTCTTAGACGGAACTCATACTCCATTAGCAACTGCTCTTGGATTTACAGCATGGTCTAGAAATCCTACAACTGGTGTAACAGCAGGTACTACTAACTTCTATGGAGTAGGTATGTACGAACCAGACGGTTATACATACGAAGCAAGTAACTGGGCTCCACTAGTATTTGAAGCACAACCAACTGCTCCATATCTAGATCCAGAAGATGGCACATTGTGGTTCGATTCTCTAGTTGACGAAGTTGATATCATGTACCACAACGGTATTAACTGGGTAGGATATCGTGATTCCTCAGCATTCCCAGGAACAGATCCTAATGGTCCACAAATTGCTAGCGAGGCTCCAACAACACAAAGTGATGGAACAAGTCTAGTCAATGGTGATATTTGGATCAGCACAGCAGACTTAACCATGTATGGTCAAAACATTTATGTTTGGAACGGACAAACTCTAAAATGGGTTCAACAAGATCCAACTGACCACACAACTCCAAATGGTTGGTTATTTGCTGATGCTCGTTGGGCAACATCAGGTACAACAGAAACTGCTTCAACAATCAAAGCATTGTTAACAAGCAACTATGTAGATCCTGACAGTCCAGATCCAAGCCTATATACAAAAGGCACACGTTTATGGAACCTACGTCGTAGTGGATATAACGTTAAGAAATACGAAGCAAATTACATTAACCTCGAAGCCAATGGTGGCCTAAACTTAAGATACCAAAATCAAGTTATGGACGGAAGTGGCGGGGCTACTCCGTATGTAACAGCACGTTGGGTAAGCGTAAGTCCAAATACTCCTTTAGGTGTTGGATCGTTTGGTCAGGCCGCACAACGCAGTTTTGTTGTTAAGAGTTTGAAATCATTAATTGACACAAGTCAGGCAATCCGTGATACAGATACACTTGTATTCAACTTAATTGCTTGCCCTGGTTATATTGAAACACTTCAAAACTTAATTGGTTTGAATACAGACCGTGGACAAACAGCGTTTGTTGTTGGCGATACACCAATGACATTGGAACCAACAGGTACTGCTTTAAGCAACTGGGGTAATAATAGTGCTCTTGCTTATGATAACGGTCCTGACGGTATTGTAAGTTTTGACGATTATGCGGCTGTTTACTATCCAAGTGGATATACAACAGACAATACAGGAAACTATATTGTTGTTCCGCCAAGTCATATGATGTTACGCACTATTGCCGAAAGCGATCAGAAATCATATCCGTGGTTTGCTCCAGCAGGTGTACGTCGGGGTGCTGTAGACAACGTAAGTTCAGTTGGTTACATTGATGATATTGGAGAATTCCATCCAACAGCGTTACCAGAAAGCCTACGTGATGTTCTAGCAAATGTTAAAGTTAATCCAATTGCGACACTAACAGGATCAGGTATCATTACTATGGGTCAATACACTCGCGCTAATGCCGCAAGTAGTTTAGATCGTATTAATGTTGCTCGTCTAGTAGCATACATCCGTAGACAATTAGGCATATTGGCGAAACCATACTTGTTTGAACCAAATGATAAGATCACACGTGATGAAATCAAAGGGGCTGTGTCTAGTTTCTTCCTACAATTAGTAGGTCAAAGAGCAATCTATGACTTCTTAGTTGTGTGTGATGAATCTAACAACACACCAACAAGAATCGACCAAAATCAACTATGGGTTGATATTGCGATTGAACCAGTCAAGGCTGTAGAATTCATTTACATTCCTTTACGTTTAGAAAATACTGGCGCAATTAGTGCAGGTGGTTAAAATAAATATTAAGGACAAGGAGCAATAAAGATGGCAATCGCAAGTTTAAGCAGATTTACAGTACCGTTAGCAGGTAGCCAATCAGCAAGTGTACAAGGCTTGCTAATGCCGAAGTTAAAGTATCGCTTTAGAGTGACACTTCAAAATTTTGGTATAAGCAAACCAACAACAGAGTTAACCAAGCAAGTGGTTGACGTTACTCGACCAAACGTTACATTCGAGGAAATCGTAATTGACGTTTATAACAGTAAAGTTAAACTAGCAGGTAAACCAAGTTGGGCTGATATGACTCTAACTCTGCGTGACGATATGACAAACGCAGTAACCAACTTAGTTGGCGAACAGTTACAGAAGCAATTCGACTTCTATGAACAAGCAAGTGCTAGTTCTGGTATTGATTACAAGTTCTCAACTGTAATCGAAATGCTAGACGGCGGCAACGGAGCAGATACCGTTAACGTGCTTGAGACATGGGAATTAGATGGCTGTTTCTTAAGTGGTGCTGATTATCAACAATTAGATTATAAGACAAGTGAACCAGTTCAGATTGCCTTAACAATCAAATATGATAACGCAACACAACTTAATACAGCAGGTAGCCCACAAGGTGTGGGTCAGAACGTAGGACGTACAAGTGGCGTTCTAATTACTGGGCAAGCAGCCTAAGCCGGCAAGGGCTTAGTACTTTAAAAGACCCGATTATCGGGTCTTTTTTTACGACTAAATATTGTTATGTCTAATATAGCCGCAAACCAACCTACCTTAAGATCATACCAACACGCCTCTAGAATATTTGTCAGCAATACATATAGTCTAGCCCCTAAGGCTGGATGGCTCTTTTATGTAAGTTTTCAAATTAATAAAGCGGCGTTAGGTACAAGCGCAGGGGGAAAGACTTTAGGAACAAGTCTCTTAAATCTTGCTCAAGGAGTAAGTGGACAAGCAGGGGTTGCTGATGTATGGACAACAACTAGTCCTAATTTAGGAATGTTAGTTAAACAAACAGATTTACCCAAATTTGCTCCAAAGACAGAAGTGGTTAATCAATATAATAGAAAAACTGTTGTTCAAACAGGAATGACATATAATCCAGTCAACATGGTTTTTCATGATGATATGAGTAACGTCACACAAAAACTATGGACCTATTATTATCAATATTATTTTGGTGATAGTAATGTAACTACACCTTTAGGTGGAGCATTAGGTGGTGCTATTGGTAGTGCATTAGGTGGCGGCCTTGGCGGAGTACTTGGAGGAGCGTTAGGCAATGTAATTGGAGGCGGGGCAACATTGCCAGCGGCCAAATACGGAAATACAAAATACAATCCTCAATCTGTTATAACACCGGCAACAGCATATGGTCTTAATAACGGTCAAGTTGATCCTTTCTTTCAGAGCATAACAATATATCAATTAAACCAAAAAGAATATTCTTGTTTTACATTAGTGAATCCTTTAATTACACAATGGGATCATGATAGATTAGATGTAGCATCGGGTAACAAAGTATTAGAAAATAAAATGACAGTAATGTATGAAGCAGTACTGTACGGATACGGTAAAGTAAAAGCAGGAAGTAATCCTCCAGGATTTGCGTCAAATTATTATGATTTAACTCCTAGTCCAATTGCCGATGCTGGCAATGGAAATTACGACAATAGTGTAGATCCATTTAGTAAAGTTGGCAATAGCGGGGAAAGTACACAAGGTGGGTTAAGTGTATTAGGATCATTACTAGGCTCCCAGAATTTAGTTAGTAACGCATTAGGAGCAATAGGATTAGGTTCCGGCACACCTGGTGGATTAGGAAGTGTATTTGGCGGTTCAGCAGTGGCGGGTGCGTTAGGTGGTATTGGAACATTGTTTGGTGGGGGTAGCGGAAATGCTGGACCTACTGCTTCTGCGTCTAATGCTTCAGCAGGCGCAAATATTGCGGCTGACCTTGCTTCTGGAAAAATAACTCCTGCTCAAGCAAAGGCAATGTTAACTACTGGAGCCACAGGCGCTACCGGTCCAACAACTGGAGCAAGTGGTTCTGATACTGGAGCAAGTGGTGCTACTGGTGCTGATACTGGAGCAAGTGGTGCTACTGGACCAACTGATAGTAATCCTGATCCAACACAATCCGGTGGTGATACTGGAAACGGTAGTAACCCAACTACTCAAGATCAAACCAGTGGAAATAATCCAGATTCACAAAGTGATGCTAATGCTCAACAAACTAACTCTGATCAAACCCAAACTACCTCAGACTATACCGGTCCTAGGGTAGTCTATGCTCCAGATGGATCTAGTTCTCCTGTTGATGAGTTAGGTAATGTTGAAAAGACGTTAGTAAACGGAAGTTTTAATAGTTAATAAGAAATAAAAATGAGTAATTACATCTATAATAATGTACCTAATGAAAGTAAACCGTCAAGTAGCGATGCTACTTTAAATGTGTTTAACAATTATAATAGTTTGCCGACACAATTAAACAATTCGGCGTTAATTGCTATGACTGGATTTTTAGAAAAGAGAGGATTTAAAAATCCTAGTGCCGAAACTGTAGCCATTACTATCTTAACTCAGGCAAAGAAAGAAGGTTACGATCCGATGGCAGTATTACAAACACTACAGGGCGCATCTGATGCTACCTTAAGTACTACTGTGGCACAAATATTAAACTACAATCGATTTAAAACCAGTACACTTGGCATCGCAAATACAAATCCAGTAGTTGATGCCATATCACGTAATATACTAGTATGAGTTTAAAATTTGCCAAAGGTCACTATAAATTAACCAATCCAGAAAAATATCTTGGATTAGGTACCCCTATCTATCGAAGTAGTTGGGAATTAGTTTTTATGAGATTTTGTGATCATAACCCAGCAATAACAGAATGGGCGAGTGAATGTGTTAAGATTCCATATCGCGATCCATTAACAGGTAAAGGAACAGTTTACGTTCCTGATTTTTTAATCAGTTACTTAGATAAGAATCAACGAAAGCACGTCGAACTTATAGAAATTAAACCTAAGAATCAAGCAGTACTAGAAAACGTTGGAAAAAATCCCTATAATCAAGCACAGTTTGTACGCAATCAAGTTAAGTGGAAAATGGCAAAAGCATGGTGTGCTCAAAATAATTGTAAATTTAGAATTCTAACTGAATCTGATATTTTTACTATGAAATCCTAAAAAGAATAAGTAATAAACTATGACAAAAAGATTAGAAGAGGTTTTTAACCTTCCACCCGAAAAAAAAGAACCAGTTGTTTCTGAAGCAGATTTACAGGCTCCACCATCATTAAACCTTCAAGAAAAACTTGAAGAATTTGACAAGATATCAGCGGCCCTTCCTAGAGTAAAAGGTTTAGGTGATATTAGTGATAGTGAATTAGATGCCCTAGCAAACAAAGCAGAACAAGCCTATGACGATATCATGGACTTAGGAATGCAAGTCGAACCGCGCTATGGAGCACGTATGTTTGAAGTGGCCGCAAATATGATGAATGCCGCAATTACAGCAAAATCTGCCAAAATTGACAAGAAATTAAAGATGGTAGAATTACAGATTAAAAAATACGGTATCGACAAAAAACAGGGCGATGCTACTCCAGGTGCTATAGAAGCACAAGGTGTTCTAATTACTGACCGTAATAGCCTACTGGAAAAACTCAAAAATATGGATAAATAAATTTATGAAGACTTTTAAAGAATACCTCAACGATTCTCGTAGAACATACCCATTTAGAATTAAACTAGCGGGCGATATTACTACCGAGCAAGAAGCACGTCTAAATAAAATGTTAGAACGTTTTGCTATCAGCCAATTTAAGAAAGTTGGAAAAACACCAATCCAAGCATTGCCATTAGATTTTCCTAAATTGAAGAATTGTGAAGTATCTGTATATGAAGTTCAGTTAAATTATCCAACTACACCTAATGAGTTGAAAGAATATCTTACTGACGGATTAGAAATTAATCGAGATAGTCTAGTTGTTCGTAATCCGAATGAGCCAACTGAAGAATATCAACGTCCGCATGAACCACGTGAAGGTGCTTTATTAGATGACGTTAATTATTCAGAAGCACCTAACGCAGATTTTAATGATTACTACGGTTCTAAATACAATGCTAGTTTCATTAAAGAAATTACTGATACATTAAAAGAAAAACAAAAGGCTCGCGGTGAAGAACGTCCAACCGGGGACCAAGCAGAAGAGAGCAATAAGGAATTTGTTTCTCATAGCCCACTTCAGCAAGCACCGGATCCAAGAAGGAAGAAATAACATGCAAATGATCGACGTAATGAAAAGACTAGCAGAATTAGATTCTACTAATCCTAATGTAGTCAAAGAAGAAAAAGCAGAAGTAAAAGAAACTCCTGTTCAGTTATCTGAATCTGTTCAATTTAAAAAATTAGCAGGTGTTCCACTTACTGAAAGCGAAATCTTAGAATGTGGTATTCCAGGTATGGGAGCAGAAATGCCTCATATGCCAGCAACAATTAACATGAGCGCCGCAAGTGCTAGTGAAATTGTTACAATGATGAGAGGTATTGTTGATCTTGCTAAAACAGATGCTCCAAGCGATGCTATGGCAATGGCAGTATCAGATGAATTGCCAGGTATTCCAGGCGCAGATGATGCTCTAGTTCCAGGACACGCAGAACCAGTTGACGCATTAGCAGTTGACGAGCCAGGAGTAGACCTTCCAGGATCTAGCGACGACGAAGTTATGGATCTTATTAAAAAGATTCACACAGGACAGCCAGTAAAAGTTACAACTGACATGCCAGTAAAAGTATCAACTGATAAAGATATTAAAGGCTCTACAACTGACAAGCATACATCTAGCGACAACGGCAGCGAAGAAGACGAAGGGTTCCGCGGATACGATAATAGCCCGCATGAACAGAAAAAAGATTATAACCCAAATGACTTTGCTCAAGTAGTCAATAAGGTCAGGGATTTTGATTACACTCCAGCGCCTGGCGCTTCAAACCCAATGCCTGATCAAGAAGAAAAAGAAAAAGAAAAAGACGAAAGTATTAATTTTGAGGCTCAACTATTTGCCGAATACAAAAAGTTTGTAAGCGAATCTAAAGAAAAAGGTGTTTCAGAAAGTGAGACACAACACATTCCAATTGGTCAACAAATGGCCAATGATGGTATTACATACAGTCGTGAAAAAGAAGGTGAAATTATTGATTTAATGGTTCAATACATGAAGAAAGATGGAATGAGTCCAAAATCAATTCGTTATTACATAAACTATGACGAAGATTATGTTCCTGATCAATTAAGTTACTTACCAAGAGCAAAAAAGAGTGGTGCTGACAGTAGACTAGATAACAAGTAATTTTACGCAACACCAAATAGCCCCCACGGGGGCTATTTTTTTTGGTAAATATTCACATGGCAGGTAAAAATACAGATAATCAACTCGTTAAAAAGGCGCACTCAACACAGGCGTGGACAGAAGACGATATTAAACATCTTCAAGGATGTATGGATCCAGTTATGGGTCCGCATTACTTCCTTGAACATTTCTTTCACATACAACATCCTACAAAAGGAAAGATGTTGTATAAGCCCTTTGAATACCAGGCAAGGTTGATTGATAGTTATCACGGTCATCGTTTTAACGTTAATATGTTACCTCGTCAAACAGGTAAGACAACTACAGCGGCAGGATACCTGTTATGGTATGCGATGTTTGTACCAGATAGTACAATTCTTATAGCGGCACACAAGTATACAGGTGCTAAAGAAATTATGACACGTATTCGTTATGCTTACGAATTGTGTCCAAATTTTATTCGTCCGGGCGTTACAAGTTACAACAAAGAGTCGATAGAATTTGATAACGGATCACGTATTGTAGCGCAGACTACAACTGAAACAACAGGTCGTGGTATGTCACTATCATTACTATACGCTGACGAGTTTGCGTTCGTACCGCCTAATGTGGCTTCAGAATTCTGGACTTCAATTTCGCCTACACTAGCAACTGGCGGTAAGGCAATTATTACATCAACTCCTAATAGTGACGAAGACCAATTTGCTAGCATCTGGAAAGAAGCCAACAAGCGTGTAGACGAGTTCGGTAATACTACAGATGTAGGAAAGAACGGTTTCTTTCCGTTTAAAGCACATTGGAGCGAACATCCAGATCGTGACGAAAAATGGAAAGCAGAAGAAATGTCGCGTATCGGAGAAGAACGTTTCCGACGTGAACACGAATGTGAATTCTTAGTCTTTGATGAAACACTTATCAGCAGTATTTGTCTAGCAGGACTAGAAGGAAAAGAGCCAATTCTTAAAATGGGACAAGTTCGTTGGTACAAAAAAATTGATCCGATGATGACTTATATTGTAGCACATGACCCTGCTATGGGAACAGGTGGAGATTATGCCGCTATTCAAATTTTAGAAATTCCTAGCATGATACAGGTAGGCGAATGGCAACACAATATGACTAGGGTACAAGGACAGGTTCGAATATTAAGAGACATTTGTAAGTATATTGATGAATGTTGTGGAGGCTCTCCTAACCTCTATTTTAGTGTAGAAAACAATACATTAGGTGAAGCGGCGCTGGTTGCTATCAGCGAAATGGGCGAGGAAACAATACCTGGAATGTTTCTAAGTGAACCGGTAAAAAGAGGACACGTTAGACGTTTTCGTAAGGGATTTAATACCACCAGTATTAGCAAAATTAATGCCTGTGCCAAATTAAAACAGTTGGTTGAAAACAATCAAATAATATTAAACAGCAAGTCACTAATAAGTGAATTAAAGACATTTGTTGCTGTAGGTGTTAAATTTGAAGCAAAAGCGGAACAACACGACGATTTAGTATCTGCTATGTTGCTGGCAATTAGAATGCTGTTAATGCTCGGAGATTGGGATCCTGGAGTTTATGCTAAAATGACAGAAGATCGCATTTTAGACGATATGGAAATGCCCATGCCCATATATGTAAGTAATTTCTCATAAATACAGTCATGAATATAATTAACATTATCGCCCAGGATTTATTTGACAAAGTACGCAGTCGTTTTACCAATTTACAAATGGGTAACGAAAGCGGTGCTGTTACAAGCGATCCTTCAGAGGCACGATTTTTTGACTTTGATTTTGTACTCGAAGGCAATAATTTAGGTAGAGTCAGTATTAGTATTAACGAACGCGGTTCCTTAAAGATCTTCTACAGTCAAGGAATTACAGAAGGTACTGACAGTATAACAAGAGGACTATGGTTTGATTTCCTACGTGAAATGCGATTCTTTGCTAAACGAAGAATGATGCGTTTTGACACTCGAGACATTACTAAAGGAAATTTAAACAAGGACGATTTTCAGTTCTTATCAATAAACGGATCGAAGGAAGCCACTATGAATGAATCATCTATGTACGGTAGCAGTAAAACAAGTTACCGCAAATTAGAGAGTACACGCTTAATTGTACGTCACTCTCAAGCAGTAAACGAAGAACAGCCAGGAGCAAGAACTCGTCATATCACTGCGTTGTTCATCGAAAATGCCGAAGGTGAACGTTTTAAATATCCGTTTATTCATCTAGCAGGCGCTAAAGCAATGCAACGTCATGTGGCAAACGGTGGCCGACCATATGATGCTATTGGTGAATCAATCATGAATGTCAGCGAGCAAATTGCTCAGTTGAATACATTTAAACGTTACGTATCACATAACAATCTTGTTAGCGAAGATGTTTCTAATATCACAGAACACGCTAATCAAAAGTTAGAACAATTAAGAGATCATATTCATAAACTACAAGGTCAAAATTATTATTCTTCATTTGTTGAAAATTTTAAACCATCTGAAAATGTAGAATTAGATGAAGTTACTTTAGAAGACTATAAGAGCAAATTTACTGTTAAAAGTTTTGAAGAAGACTTGACAAGTATATTTCCGTTAATTCATGCTATTATGCAAGAAGCAGGCACAGTTGATTTAGAAGATATTGTAAGCGAAGATACTGATGAGCCAGATGACAACGGAAACATCGAACGCGGTTATAACGCATTTGAAAATTTTGAAGAATGGGCAGACGCTTTAGAAGAAGGCATTATGACTCCTGATCAAATTGATCAATTTAGAGATTTAATTAGTTCTGGATTGACTTTAGGTCCCGATGGCACTAGTGCTATTGAAGCATTGGCAGGAATTGGCATTGAAGATCCAAAATTAGAACAGGCGTTAAAATCTTTAGCCGCTGTTGATCCTAATGCCGATCCGGGCGAAACAATTGAAGCATGGTTGAAAGTAAATGATCCAGATGCGCTAGCACAACTAGGCGCAGGAGCAGAAGAACCGGCACCTGAACAAGAACCGGCACCTGAACAAGAACCAGCACCTGAACAAGAACCAGCACCTGAACAAGAACCAGCGCCTGAAATGGATCCTAATGTACAACAACCGACAGCGGAAGATACAAATACACAACATGTTCCGATTGGTCAACAAATGGCAAATGATGGTATTACATACAGTCGTGAAAAAGAACGTGAAATTATTGGCTTAATGGCTCAATATATGAAGAAAGATGGAATGAGTCCAAAATCAATTCGTTATTATCTAAATTATGACGAAGATTATATTCCTGATCAATTGAGTTACTTGCCAAGAGAGAAAGCGCCAGAAGAAGGCGAAGATATGGATAACGCAGAGCCAAAAGGTAAAGAACAAGTTAACATGAAAGAGTTGGCAGAGTTTATTGGTGCTTTCTATAATCCACATGGACGCGAGCAAGGGTTAGGCGAATGGCGTAAAGGCCCAACTGAGTTAGGTATCATGGCCGGTAAACAGTTTGGTGACAAGGCCGGGCGAATTGTAGAAAAGTTAGTGACAAAAATGCAATCAGCAGGAGAAGGAGATCATCAATTTTCTGAAGTTATGAGACTTGCCGGTATTAAAACATCCGAAAGTGGTCCGAACAAAGTCGACGTTCCTGCTTATCAACGTAAAAAATCAGGTGATAAAGATTGGAATGTAACTCGAAAAGACCTAGAAAAAGATGATGAAAAGAAACTTTCTAGCAAAGCAGGTTTAGCCGCTCTTAAAAAACGTAGCGGTATCGAAGAAGAATTTGATGTTGTATTAAAATTAGCCGGTTTGGCAAAATAAACCTATTTTAAGCCCCAACTGGGGTTGATATTATAAATAAAAGTGCGTATAGTTAACTATATGCACTTTTTCTTTTTTAGTCAGTTGGCTTTAAAAGAATGGCACATAAAATATTACATTAAGGAAAAATCATTATGGCAACTTTAGCAGAAATTCGCGCAAAACTTCAACAAGCATCTCAACAAAACACCGGCGGCGCA